TTGGAATAAAGTCAAATTTACTTAAAATAAGTAGTAAAAATGGGTTATATTTATAAAATTACAAACATAGTAACTAAAAAAATATATATAGGGTCAACAATACAACATAATTACGAAAATAGGTGGAGAAAACATCGTAATTGCATTAACTATAAAGAAGGATGTCCTGTGCTAAAAGCTTCCATGATGAAACATGGACTTGAGAATTTTAAGTTTGAAATCCTGATAATTTGTTTTGATGATGATTTATTAAAATATGAACGCGAGTATATCAAAAAATATAATTGTCAAATTCCGAATGGCTATAATATTCTATCAGGTGGACAATTAGGTGACGGATTTGTTGGATACAAACATACACCTGAAACGATTGAAAAAATCAAAAAATCATGTAATAGATTTTGGGAAGAAAATCCTAATTTTTTTGAAACATACCGTGAAAAATTAAAAGAATCAATGAAAAAAATAAATATCTCAGAATGTATGAAAAATTCCGTAAAATTTCAAACAGCTGTTAAAGAGAAACGTGTAGGTAGCATTGCTCATAAAGAGAATAAACTTTCAGAAGATACCAAGAAAAAAATCAGTGATGGATTAAAAAAATATTACTCACAAAATGAAAATAACAAGGTTAATATTGAAAAACAACAAGAAAGTATGACAAGAGCAGTAGGAAAGCCAGTTGCGCAGTATACAAAAGATGGAGTCTTCATAAAAGAATATAAAAGTATAGCAGAAGCAGGTCGCGCATCTACAGTAAAAAAAAGTAATATTGGATCTGTATTATCTGGAAGAACTAAAACAGCTGGTGGATTTATATGGAAATACTCGCAAAACATTTCGGAGTGTTCTTAAAAATAATTTAAAGATATAGTTTTATTATATAATAAGCACGTGTGGCAGAGTTGGTCGAATGCAAGACACTTAAGATGTCTCTTCCGTAAGGAACACGCGGGTTCGAATCCCGTCGCGTGCATAATTTATCATTTGTATAAATTATGCGAAAATTCAAAGAAAAAATCTCATTTTTATGATATAAACAAATTATGCAGTCGTTCGCCTTAGACCAACTCGGCCACACGTGCTTTTTATAATGACAATATTTCTTTAAATCGTTTTCTAAACAAAAAATGGGTTAAAATTAGATTTTTAATGATTGAACCTATTATTACAGTCAACAGAATACAACAAGATTAGGAAACACGCGATTATTGATATTATAAAAAATAGTGGGAATGCAACTGAAGGTACATTATATTGCTTCCAATGTACAATACCGAATATAATCGATAATATAATGTGAAATGATGCTAAACCCATGTTTAATTGCATCAACCTATTGTGTGAGAAAAATGGAAAGATCACCATTGTTTTATTATAATATAATTTATTTTAAAAGAGTAATTTTCATTATATAGAAAAACAATGTCTTGTCAGTCTTTTGGAGAGGATAAATATTTTCAGTCAGCAACTCGTGATAAACAAGTATCGAATATACAGGAACTAAGTAAGTATTTAATGGAGAGTTTTAAGGAGTTTTATAGTAAATTTGAGAAGCTTGAGTCAATAGAAGACCCGGACACAATATCTGTCAAGTCATATGAGATATTAGAATATCTAAAGGATAGCTTTTACATTCACCAACCAAAATTTTCTGATATTTGCATTGATATTGAAGATTACACATCAGATATCAATGACATTTTAGATGAAATGGAGCTTGATCTAGAGAATATTTTTTGGACAAATGACGATATGTTTGATGATCTTATAGAGAAGATCGGAGATAAAGAAAAGACAATAATTCAATTAAACGAGATAAGGAGTTCTATAACTACCAGGTTTATGTCGTTTAATAGAAAGCTCAAAGAACTCTCTGAAATTCTTAATGAATAAGATGCCATTTCTCTTGCTCAATTGAAATATCAGAAAAATAAAATTGAAATAAATGGTTCAACCGTTAATTCAAAAAATAAAATGACAACGACCTTCGAAAAAACCTATGCGTCCTACGCAGACAAGGATGATTTCTGGAATTCGGTTATTAAGAATGATCCTCTGATGAAAGAATTTATTGTTGATGTATTAGAAGATCACGTACCTATTCCTAACCGCAATCTTAATAATCAGGTTATGAAAACTGATTCGTACAAATCAACTCAGCATAATATGTGGAATGATTTTGATTTTGACGAAGATGGTTTGAAAGAGACGCTACTGGAAGTATATTCATCTGTTGAGGCTCGTGTAAGAGCCAAAGGTAGCCATGTCATTGTTGCGGGTGTTCAGGCTATTGCATTGGAGCTCGAGAGCATTCGTGTCAGCATGGACGATATAAAAGACGCAATTGTTTTTTATGCAGCTCATTTCGGTGGAACTTTGCATAGTCGCTTTTACTTTAATCCTCTTCCGTGGGTCAAGATTGTGCTAGCGCATGATGGGCGTTTGCCACTCGAATTTAAGGCTATTCCTGAAGGAACAATCGTTCCTGTCGGGGTTCCGTTATGCACGATTAGAAATACAGATCGTCACTGTGCACAGCTCGTTTCGCATGTAGAAGGTTGGCTTCTCAAGGCTATGTGGTATCCAGTCACGGTTGCAACAACCGCATTTGGTTACAGCAAGATTATTAAGAATGCATTGATGCAAACGGCAGATGTAGAAGTTGTAAACGCATGTTTACCATTTTCTCTACACGACTTTGCTTATCGTGGAACCACATCAGAAGACGCTGCACAAATTGGATGTGGAGCAGCACTTTATGTGACTATGGGAAGTGATACTGTCAGGGCGGTAGAGCATGTTATGCGAACGATGTGTTCTGGTTATACTAAAATGGCCGGATTTTCTGTAGCAGCGAGTGAACATAATCAGGCTATGTGCAAGGGTCGTACTGGAGAATTTAAACAACTTAAGCGTGTTTTAAAGAATTTTCCAAATGGAGCTCTATCGTACGTTGCGGATACTTTTAATTTGCTCGATTTTGTGAGGAACGTCTCATCAAGTGGAGAGATTCGTGATTTGATTATGGCTCGAGATGGCGTATTTGTTATTCGACCAGATTCGTGTCTTCTAGATGAATACGGTCATGAATTGTCTCCAGCTCAAACAATTAGCGTGATCTTTGATATTTTAGATAAAAATCTTCATGATGTAAACACTGTTAATTCGAAGGGTTATAAAGTATTAGATTCTCACTTCAAAGTCATTTATGGTGATGGACTAAATGAACGAAAGATTGAGGATATTCTAAACCGTATGATAAAGGATGGATGGTGTACTTCTAATATTATCTTTGGTGTAGGAGGTAATCTTGCTCAATGTATTAATCGTGACACATATCGGTTTGCTATGAAAGCATCAGAACAGACATTTTTGGTAACTGATCAATCTGGAAAGAGCTGGACAGAAGTGAGACAAGTTTCTAAAGAGACACAAGGAAAGGAATCAAAAAAGGGTAGATTTCATATTGTTGATATGGGTGAAGGAAATATCAAGTGTTTCTCAGAAGGAGACCAGAGTATTAGTCACCTTTCGAATATGCTTGAGACATATACTAAGGATGGTTCTCTTGTCAAGACCCTTGACGATTTAGATACGGTGAGAAATCGAGTTCATAAATATCGTAACTTTTTGAATATGTAAAATATCTGAAAAGAATATAGAATTAAACTATATTCTTTTGAAAATATTATCATTTTGTATAATAAAATGAGTAAAGAAGCGTGTTGGAAACCTGGAACAAGTAAAAGTGGAAGAAAATACTTTACAAATATCGAGACAGGTGTGTCTCAATGGGGTAAACCAGTATTTCCTGGACATCCTTATCCTATTGGTTGGGAATACCACATTTCAACCAAAACTGGTAATAAATACTATAGAAATGCAGCAAAAGGTATAACTCAATGGGATGAACCAGAAATAGAGAAACAACCAGAACTTATTAAAGGATGGATAACTCACAATAGTACAAACTGTGATCAAACATATTACGAAAATACGATTACAAAAGAAACGACATGGATACACCCCAACGATAATGATTCTAAACGAAATACTAAGGAACAGGCGAGAAAGGATGCTGTTGCATCGTTCCTTCTAGCAAAGGAAGAGGAAGAGAAAGAAGAAAATGCCTTTTTAGATAAGCAAAGGAGAAAATTTGGAGTAGAAAAGAGAACAGGTTTGTTTGATGTTTACTCTTTTGAACATCAATTAAGTACAGAAAAGGCACAGAGAGCTGAGGCACAGAGAGCTGAGGAACACGAAGCAATTAAAGTAATGTTGGGTAGCACTTTAAAGAATCCATGGGCAAAATCTCCATTCAAATAATCTTAAAAAAAATTGATTTTTTAGTGAAATGTTCTAAAAGTAAAATTAGAACTCATGTGCACTACTCTTACCAACGAATCTCAATTATCGACAGGCCTTTTTTCGGATGGAAACTCCTTTATGGAGCTACCTGATGGCCGCGTTGCTTACTGTACTGAACGAAAAACGTGGCTAGATGTTTTTTTATATGGTTTGCCTTTGGATGATTGTTTGTATTATCAATCACATAGACCAAATATTTCGTTCGATTTCAAACATGTTCGTTCTCGTCCAAAACGAGAGAAGGAAGGTTTGAATGAAGAAGATAGGTGTGATTATTGCAACAAGCCTTTTGATTCGATCACTTTCCGGAGTAAAAAGGATGGTAGTAAGCATGCTCTCTGTTCTGACTGTGTTAGAACGATTTACAAGATGAAAGATTCCGAAAACAAGGTATACAAAAATCATTTGGATTATGTTGAAACTTTGTTGTATAGATTGTCTCATACACATATAGTATCTATTTCATCGATATATCCATATCTCAGTCATTTTATTAACAATTGGGAGCGTTCTAAGATGACTAATCTAAATGAGATCATTAGAATAAAATCGGCTTTAGACAATTGGTACCATGATTATGGATATGTAAATGTATCATATGTAATTAATGAATTACAAAATCTTCAAGGAATACTTAGTGACGAAGTGGATACACTTATGTCTCTGCGAAAGAAACGAGATATATGGTGGTAGACATGTAATTAGAGGGTCAAGACAATTATTTCGCTATATAAACCATACAAAACATGTATGGTTTGTTTTCATTTTATTAATAAATGATTCCATTAATAAATGGATGAAGAGACAGTCATTAACACATTTGAGAAGCCTGAAATAGTAGACAGACTTATCAAAACATATGATACAAAATTTTTGGATAATGAGGTTCCAGCTTTGGTAACTCGATTGTATAATCATATGAAAGATAATAATGATGCATTGTCAGAAAGAAAAGTTTTGTTACAACTAATAGAGAATCATAAGAAAAAACGAGAATTACAACCAGATTTTATCGGCGGTCCTTCAAATCTCTCATGTCATTGGAGTAAAAAATATAACAAGATGATATATATATTTGGAGAGAAACACTCAACAGAAACTGATTGTGATATATTTAAAGGCGCAGAAACAACACTTTCTGGTTTAAAAATGAACATTGAAGATGTTATGCTAAAACTTTACCCTACAACTCCGTCTTATTTTGAATTTTACTTTGAAACTCGCCCTTATGCCAGAAAAGCAAAAAAATATTCAGATGATTATTTCAATAGTAAAACTATACAAACGGTATATAGGAGCACTAGTCTTAATGAATTACGCAAGAAATTTTTAAAATGTATTCCTTTTGATGGACGTAATGATCCTACGTGTAAATTAGCGCGGACTCATTATTTTGATGTGAGGAGCGTAGAATATAACAATCTAATTTTAGCGGAATATGAAACATACATGCCACATATGACATATATAATAGATATATACCATGATTCATATGATTATTTTGATCATAAATCTAAAATGAAAGATGAATATAGTAAAAAGTTAGAATCAGCTTCAACTGATGATAAGGAACAACTTACAACAGAATATAATGCAATGGATAAAAAATATACAGATAAAACATTTTTAGAATTAGATAAAAGTACCGGTGAATATTATATTAATTTTATCCACACACAAAATTCTGTAGAAATAGCCACATTTTTTAAAGATCAAGTGTATAAAAATGTGTATGTTATCAATGAATTGACAAAACTTGAAAGTACTAATCCTGATATGGCTAGAAAACTCAGAAAGTATATCAATGATAAAATCACTAAAAAAGTCAATTATGAGATAGATGATTTAAAAAATTATGCAAGAATTATACTTGATAAAACAACTGATAATGATAGATATCTTTTATATTTTTTTATATTGCTTAGAGAGTTTGTGTCTTTAACAGTTTTTTCAGCTGATATATATCTATTAGCACGTATGTTCAAATCGCATGATATTACAAGACCTGCTTACGAAGGAGCTAGAAAGCAGGATCAACCTCAAAATTCACATAATATAATTATATATGCAGGTAACGATCACTCTATCACGTATCGAGATTTTCTCTCATATATTGGATTTGATGAGATTTTTTTTATAGGTAATAAAGGTTACGATAATAGTTGTATAGATATGAGACAACATAAAGAACCTTTCTTTTCACAGGAAGTTATTAATAAGTATAATGAACAAAAAAGATTACAAAAAATCGAAGAAGCACGGAGAGCACTTGTACCTTTGCCTGTTACCCCTAATATTAAAATACTTTCATCAATTTTACCTCGTCTAGTACTAACATACGATACAAAATTTTTGTATAAGGAGGATCCAGCTTTGGTAAATCAATTGTATAGTTACATGAGACAACTTAGCGTGCAATTTCCAGAAAGACAAGTCTTGTATCAACTAATAGAGAATCACAAGAAGCAAGAGAAACCACAACCAACATTTATTGCAGGTCCTTCAAATCTCTCATGTCATTGGAGTAAAAAATATAACAAGATGATATATATATTTGGAGATAATAACATACATCGAGAAGAAAAAGAATGTGATATATTTACAGATGCAAAAACAACACTTTCTGGTTTAAAAACGAGGATTGAAGATTTTATGCTAGAATTATACAAGACAACTGACTGTTTTTTTGACTTTCATGTTCAAAGAAATCAAAACGAAACAAGTGGAGCTGGTACAGATTTTAATTTAAATGAAATAAATAAAAAATTTTCAGAGTGTATAAAATACGAACAAAGTCGTAATCCAGTTTGTAAATTAACACGCACACATTATTTTGAATCTACAGAAATAGAATTTGATAGAAAGTCAAAATTCGGATCTACAGTGTCTGATATACTTGAACAGTATAAGAAATATGAGAATTACAAGAAGAAATTGACTTATGATCATATGAAGGCTATAAGACAAGGAAATTTGCAAGAAGAAGAGTTGGAAGAAGCTACATTGATATTTAATCAGGAAAAATTAAAAGCATCATCAGACTTAATGTATAGATGTATAAAGGAAGGTCCTCATCAAATGTATCCACATAAAAGGTATGGAATCGTGAAAGAAGAGCTTTATAATTTGTTTGAATCAGATCCACCAAATCGAGAGGCGATCTGCCGTTACTTTCAAGATGTAATTTATGAGAATATTTATGTTATTCATGAATTATCAAAAGTTGACGATGTTGTTGCCGATAAAATAAGGGAATATATTAATAAACATATTAATCGTATGATAGATAGATATTTATTTATGTGGAAATCATTTATAGAGTTTGTAAATCCAAGGGATAGATCAAGAATTAAACGTATAGAGGCTAATCCAGATGAATATATACAAAAGTTACATGAACTTTTTAACGATTTTCATTCAATAATAGTAAGAAATATTACTGACGTATATATGCTTGCACGTATCTTTAAAGTATATAATATTGAAAGACTTGCGTATGAAGGAGCTGGAAAATATGATCAACCTCGTAGGTCTCATAATATAATCATATATGCAAGCAGACAACGATCTGATACATATAGAAATTTCTTGAAGTATATTGGTTTCGATATGATTTCTTCTACTCCAAAATCTAATTTTTATGAAACGTTTAACTCTTGTTTAGATATGAGAAAGTTTCCAATGCCTTTCTTTTCTCAAGCAGCTATAGATAAATACTATGATGATCTAGATTAAAGCTCGCCTTCATACATCATAATTGCTTTTCTAAAAAATAAGTCAAAGTCTGTTTCTGAGACAAACTCCTTGAATTCGATCGCTAATTCTTCCCTGATTTTACATACATATGTCCTGAAAAATAAACCAAAAAATCGACGTTTCGAATACATAGAGCTTTTAATCGCCATCTCATTGAATACTGATTCTGCAAAATATTGTATACATTCTTCTATTTTTTCTTCTCTGCTTTCAGATAAGAAATAGAGTACAACGTCCTTAATTTTAGGTTTCTTTTCTATAGATTCGTCAGGATTGAGTTTACGTTCTATATTAGTTCTTAACTCAATTTTATCATCTTCAAGCAGATATAATTCAACGACATCTTCTATTTTATCAACTCTAAAGACGCTATCAGCCGATTTAATTGATCTAGCGACAGCATTTAATCTTCCTGAAAAATTAGATATTATCTGGTCTTCAAACGAAATTCTGATATTAAAATTTCCATATCCAGAAATTATATTAACAAGCCGTGAGGCGAATCCTGAAGAACACGTACCACTCATTTCCTCTAGTTCTTGCAGCATTCTCTTGTATAATTGGGACCTTATGCTCTCATCTTCCTGTATTTGAATATAATTATAAATTTTTAACAAAATATTGATAAGACTATTATTAAACTTGGAATACAATGCTCTATCCATAAAAATTCTTTTCATAGCGACAGTAATCTTTTCATTTTTATGATAAAATTCTTTACATACTTCTGAACAAAAACTATCATGTGTAGAATTAATATGGTATTTACAAGTATCGCCCTTGAGATTATGAATTTTTTGAATAAATTCTAATTCTTCTTTTAGCAGTTTTTCAACGTGAGAGTTTACATGATCGAAATCAATACTATTA